GGCGTCAGCAGGCCGCAGGCCCGCTTCGGCCCGCCGCGCCGCAGCCCTCGCACGATGCGCTGCGTGCAACGCTACGCAGACCAAGACAAGCGCCAGGAACAGCGCACTGGAGAGGACGAGGATGGGGAGATGTGCCATGCCCCAGTGTCAGCACCCGAATGGGCGCGCACGAACCCTAGACGGGGGGGTGATTGCAGAAGGATGAGCCTGCAGATGCAGTCCATGATTCCTGGAACGCTGAAGCTACGACGGAGAGGGGTAGGCATGGATCTAGGTAGCCCAAGGACCATCATTGGCTGACCACGCCCCTCGACAAAAGCGCTGGGGTCATTGTTGTGCAACTCCAATTCCCGAGCCAAAACGCGCAGAAGAAGCTGGCCGGCCACGAGTTGCTCTGGTACCCTTCAGCCACTGCCAGCAGGACAATTGATGTGAAACACTTAGACGAGTACGAGCTTTGGATCGACGCGTACACGCCGGACTCGATTCCCATGAATCGATTGGCGGAGTATCTGGCTGCCTTTTCCAAGCTACTCGGTCACCAAGCCAACGTCCACTTCTCTCGCTTGGAAAAAGGCAGCATTGCGCCAGTTGCCTGGATCGAGCACGAGGCAGCGCCAAAGGTCTCAGACCGCATTTCGCAAACAGTCGCCGGTACTGCTGCAAATGACGCTCTCGCAGCATACGCGGACATCAATAAACTGCTAAAACTCGATAACGCAATTGGTGAGTTGAGAGCCAGGTCGGCCGGTGGAAAATCAGCGGTCGTAATTCAATTCCCTGGACGTAACACTCAAGAACCCGAAAAATTCACCCCCTTTTGGGAACCAGCTGAAGTTGATGGAGAGTTGGTCCGAATCGGCGGGAAAGACAGTAGCGCCCATGCTCAAATAGTTGATGGAGAAGGCCGCACTTGGTCTATAACTCTCACGCGCGACTTAGCCAGCAGAATTGCCCAGTTTCTTTACAAAGGCCCAGTTCTCCGTGCTATTGGAACGGCGAGATGGGAAAGAGCAGAAGACGGAGATTGGAAGCTACTAGACTTCCGGGTGGATGATTTTGAAATCTTAGATGATATCGAATTGACGGAGGCAACGGTCAGGCTGCGCGCGCTACGTGACACAGACTGGTCAACGCAACGAGATATAGATTCAACAATTGCGCGCATTCGCGGACATGAGGACGGGTTACACTGATGGTCGTATTTGATACTTCTGTGTTGGCCATCGCTTTCGATGAAAATGCGTCCATTCCCATAGATCCAGCTACTGGCGCCCCGATAGAGAGGTGCAGAGAGCGTATTGACTATCTGCTCAAGACAATCGCTGCAAGTAAGGCGAGAATTCTGCTGCCGACTCCTGTTATTTCTGAATTCATGGTTCATGGCGGCCCAGACAGAGAGAAGCGGCTCAACCTCATCAACTCTTCTAGAGCATTCACAATTGCGCCTTTTGATCTTCGTGCCGCAATTGAGTGCTCGCTTATTGAAACCGTTACTAGCAAATCGAAGGTTGTCAGCGAGTTCAACCAAGAGACAAAAGCCAAGGTTAAATTTGATCGCCAGATTTTGGCAACTGCGATCTCTCGTAAAGCGAACACTATCTACACTGGCGATAAACAGCTTGCGAGCAAGGCAAAACAATGCGGACTGGCCGCAATTCTTACTTGGGAGTTGGAGCTCCCGCCTGAGAAGCCAAAATCCCCACAATTTGAAATTACCTTTTCGCCGCCCACGCCGGAAGCGCTGTAGGTTCTCCAATGGCCATTCGCATAGTTTTCCTGCTCTGGCTGTTTGCTTCCTGCCCGACCTTCGCCGCTGACTACGCCACCTGCCTGCTGGACAAGCTCCCTGGGGTGAAGAACGCGCCAGCCCACGCTGCTGCGCTGAACCTGTGTGCCCAGCAGCACCCAGACAAGTTCTTCGAGGTCCGCCGCGGCTCGGGCCGTGGCCTGCTGGGCCCGAAGTCACCAGAGCAATGCACGCTGGACAAGGCGCGCGACACGTCCTGGCAGCCGGCGGCGGGGATGATCATGCGTGCGTGCGGCTGCCTGTATACGCCGAGCGCGGGTCCGACGGACATGTGCGAGCGGTATCCGCTGTCTGCGGAGCTTCGCGCGCAGCACCCGGCCGTCAAGACCGACGCAGACCTGCTGAAGCTGGAGACGCACTACCGGAAGATCTACACAGCACACCCAGATGCCGATGCGCTGTTTGCCCGGAAGGACTTCTGGGCCTGGGTGACGCAGGACAAGGCCCGGGAGAATGCCCTGACCAAGGGCTCCACGACCGATGTGGTCAGGGTGCTGGAGGAATTTAAGGGACAGCTCGACTGGTGGAAGCGCGACGCCGTCCCTCTGAATTAAGCCTTCCGATACTGCTTGCCATCGGGGCCGACATACACCGAGCCCGAGGGGAGCGCGGCAAGGGCACGGCGGCCCGCGTCGTCGTTCGTGATGGTCTTGGGCCCGCCCGCCATACCCGCATCCACCCGCTGCACATCCCCTGTCGCCTTGTTGATCCGGTAGACGCTGGATTCCGTGGTGGAGCCGTCGGCGTTCTTGGTGGCCGGGGTGACCTGCAGAGCCCACTGGGACGGATCGGCTTCCCCGTTGATCGCGCGCAGGGACTGCTGGGCCTGCTGACGCTGCTGTGGTGTGGCGTTGGGATCGAGGAAGGTATTGCGGAGCTGCTCCTCCTGGCGCTGGGCCCGGGTCTTGAATCCGCGCGCCGTGATTTCCGAGTCAGCCAGGCGGCGCTCCGTGTCCAGCCGCTGCTGGTCCATATTGAAGCCGCGTGCTGTGCGGAAGGTGTCGGCCGCGATGCGGTCGCGCTCCAGCTGCTGCTGGCCGGCCGCGAAGCCCAGGCGGGTGTCGTAGCGCTGGGCCTCCTGCAGGCGCGCCAGGTCGCCGCGATCTGCTGCGCGAAGGTGGCTGGCACGGCGGAAGCCGCGCGCGTCCCCGGAGCCCATGATGGCCACGCGCTGGATGGGCGATGTGGGTGGCGGCGCCATGGCGGCCTGCACACGCCCCATGGATTCGGCTTGCTGCTGGCCTGCCAGGTTGTTGGCTGCATTCTGGTTTCGCCAAGAAGGAAGCCCGCGCGGCTCGGCGCCCAGGATGGCGGCCTGCTCGCTGTCGCCGTAGCTGTTGCCGGAGCGGAATACGCCGGGAGAGATCTGCGATGTCTGTCCCGCAGTAGGCGAGCTGCCCGTGCTTGGAGCCTGCGAATACTCGTTGACAGCGGCGAAGTTGTTCGACGGCGCTGTCGTGCGGGCTGCTGCCGTGGCTCCAGCACCTGGCGTGACGGCAGGCGCGGAAGCCTTCACAGCAGGAGGGGTCGCGTTCGGCGCCTGGGGGCTGTCATCAGAACCAACCAATCCACGGCCAAACCCCTTGGCGCCGTCCCAAGCAGCAGAGCTGCCGCGTGCCGCGAGATCGATGATTGGGGTGGTGACCATGCCGACGGTGCCGGCCACCGTCTTCCCCACAGCCTCGCCGTAGTTGCCTTGGTTCCAGGAATCTTTGATCGACTGGCCGACCTCCTGGTTGTTCTGTTGGTAGCCGAAGCCGCCAACCCGGTCAGGAGGCGGCGCCGCGCGCTGGCCGCTCAAGGGGATCTGGTCTTCAGGCCGTCCGCCATTGGCAAAGAACACCTTGGGCTTGAAGCCGCGCGGCACCCATGCTTCTTCGGCGGCGGGCGTGTGGGTGGCATCCACGGCAGCCTGCAGCGCGCCCGCGCCGCCCATGGCGTGCACGGTATCGGGGGGAAGGACGAACTCGCCCGGCTTGAACATGCCGGGGATGGAGTCTGGCGCTTGGTTCTGGGCCTGCGCCTTTCGTGCCTCCAATACCGATGTGGGGCCGAAGCCGAGGCCGGGCCCCGGTTGACTCTCCTCCTGCTGCCCACCGCTGCCGCGCGGCCGGAACCCCAGGCGTGGCTGATTGGCCAGCGCATTTGCCCTGGCCTGCTTCATTTTCTCGGGATCGAATCCACGCATGCTTTTCTCCTCCTGCTCTCACAGGGTATGGACGACCGTGACCTGGGGTTCGTCGTGGCGCGTGCTGCGCCGCAGATCGGAATCGGGCCGCATGCCGAAGTACCGCTCGAACACGGCATAGGCCTGGGCCGCGCGCTCGGGGTCGAAGCCTTCGGAATCTGGCTGCCCGAAGCCGCGATACAGGGCCCAGTGCACGAGGTAGGGGTGGTGGGCTTCGTGGATCTCCGGCTCTTCCACGGAACTGATCAACGCAACCAGTGGAAGGCGGTAGGCCTCCAGCTTCAACGTGCCCGCCACGCGAGGGGCCGGAGCCAAGCGCAGCCGCTTCTCGCTCTGGATGGCGTATCGGGGCAGCCCGGCGGAGGCCTCGCGCCAGCGCGGCGCCTTCTGGTCCAGGTACTCACGCGTGACCAGGTCAAGACACCGCCCCTCCTCACCCGTCGCAGGGACGAAGCGAATGTCGGCGATCTCATAGACCTTCGGATGCAGCTGATAGCTGACCTGGCCCGCCACCGCAGGGATCTCGCACAGGCCCGGCGTGAAGTCGTCCAGCAGCAGCCGGCCGCGCACCGCAGCCTCGGCCTGGGCCTCGTTGAGCCAGGAGCGGATGTCTTCCTGGCTCCAGCGGAATGGCTCCAAACGGTCGTCCGCATCGCTGCGGAACTGGGTGACCAGCTGCTTCAGGTTCATACCGGGCCGTACTCGTCAATGAAGGCGAAGACCTTGGCGCGCATGTTCTCCAGCGTCATGGTCTTGGGAACCACCTGGTTGTAGGTGTCCTTGGCGAACACCTGCAGCCCGTCCTTGTCCATGTTCGAGACCTGGTCCAGCAGCTCCTGTCGGCGCATGTCCTTGGCACGCTGCTCGTCCTGCAGGCGCTGTGCTTCGGCGAGTTGGGCGGCCGTATCGTCCAACGGTGTGATGGTGGGCTGCTGCTCGCCCTGCCCCGTGCCCACGTCATCCGCCACCGCAGCGCGCTGGAACATGTCGCCGTGGCGCAAGAACTTCTTGGCGATGGAGGCCGGAAGGCCGCGCACCTGCTCCGCATCAAACGAGAGGCCGGTGCCATACAGGCGGTCGGTGTACGAGGGGCGGCGCCCGATGTACTGGACCGCGACTTTGGGTTCATTGGTCATCATGAGCCTCTGCGGTTCATGCCAGCGCGGAAAGAGGCGTCGCCGCCCCTTGTGGCCGCGCGGCGGGGTCAGTCCGCGCCCAGGCCTTCGCCGTGGACGATGAGATCCAGGTAGCCCGCTTCGGCCACGGCCGCGCCGGTGATGGTCAGCAGCAGCGTCACGCCAGCGGGGAACTTGGCCAGCTTCTTGGTCAGGTTCAGGCGCAGGTTGGCCGCGGTGGCCAGGTCGATGCCCGCGCCGAAGTAGTTGGCGGCCTGGGGCAACTCGGGCCGGTCCACCCCGTCGGTGTATTCAAAGCCCAGCGAGGCCGTGACGCCCGTGCCGAAGCCGTTGGACACGATCAGCGACACTGCCTCGACCAGGAAGCCCGGCTGAAGCGTGTTGATCTGAACGACATCGTTGACGGCCAGCGCCGCGATGGCGTTGGAGCGCACGGGGATGCCCGTGGCGCCCGTTTCCAGCACGCTGCGGATGGTGGTCACATTGCCATAGGGACGAGCACCGCCGAATTGGTTGCGGTCGGCGCCGAGGATTTTGATCTTTGCCATGATTGGCTCCTTTGGAAGTTCAGGAAGCGAGACAGGGGGCCGCGCCCCCTGCCCCAGGCCTTACAGGCTGCGACCGAAGATCGGCACCACGGTGTCGATCACGGTGGCGCCGTGGTCGGTGAACTCGACCCGATCACCCATGTTCACGGCGAAGCGGATCTTGGAGGCGCCCAGGATGCCGCCGATCAGCGCTTCCATCTTGTCTTCGAAGTCGTCGTCCTGCTCCTTCCAGAAGTACGGCAGGCCGTTGTGGCGGCTCTTGGCGTAGCCCTTGGCCAGGGCCTGGCCACCCAGCAGGATGGCGCGGTCCACGGCGTAGGTTTCACCGAAGGACTGGGGCACGATCACGCCGGCCTCGGTCTCGCTGTCGAACTGGGTGCAGTACTTGATCTCGTCGCCCGCGAAGAAGCGGATGGGCTTGGGCATCTTGACGATGAGCACCCCGCTCCACAGCGCAACTTCGGGGTTGCGGAACAGCGGGTGATCCTTGGCGTTGCGCGCCCGGGCCATGGCCTGGGCCTGGTAGTTGCGGAAGTTCGGGTCTGTGGCGAACTTCTCGTACTGGGCATCCGACACCAGCAGCACCCGGAACGGGCTGTCCTTGGCCATCTCGTCGCCGTCGAACTCCACGGGCGGCGGCGGCAGCACCATCTGGCCGAGGAAGCTGCGGATGGCGTCCACGTTGGACATCTTCATGATGTCGGCCGTGGTCAGGTCCACCTCGCCCCCGTTCGTCTTGAAGCGCTGGACCGAATCGCCGTCCACGATGAAGTGGCGGTTCTTGGTCGGGGCCTTCACGCGGTTGACCACCACCTTGTTGAAGCGCGGATCGGCCGCAAGGGGGATGCGCCAGGTGATGTTGTCCTCGAAGCCGCGCGCGCCGGCCATGTGCACCAGCGACAACTGATCCTCGTAGTTGTCCATGGCACTTTGCAGCAGCGGCTTGGCCAGGCGGTAGATGTCCACGGGGCTGCGCACTTCGTCCATCACGCCGCCCAGGTCCAGCGGGAAGCGGGCCTGGTTGACACGCAGGCGGTCTTCGGACAGGCTCACGCCCTCGCCGCGGCCGGCCGCGTATTCACCGCCCATGATGGGGATGCCGCCAACGGGGTTGACGAAGTTGAACTTCAATTCGTCGCCCTTGCCCTTGCCCATGTCCATGGTCTGGACGATGGGCATGGTGTTGCTCGTTTGGTTGGCAATCGAGCTGGCGGCTGTATCGATCTTCGGGAATTTGCCAGTCAGGCGGTTGATGTTGGAATGGCGCTTCTGCGTCGCAGTGAAAACGCCAACGGCTTGTTGCACCAGCTTTTGCTTGTCGCTGGCCGACATTGCGGTCTTGGTCATGTCAGTCCTCGCTCAGTTCAGGTTTTTCGGTTGAGGAACCCTTCGCGCTGCTCCTCCGTGAGGTCGGCCATCGCGTTGAAGAGCTCCATGCCTTCGAGCGAATCCAGCCGCTCGAACAGGGACCCGCCACCCGGACGGCCACCCGGGATGTCCGAGAGGCTGTTGGGCACGGGCACTGCGAGGGCCGCCAGCTTTTCCTTGGCGGCCTTGGCCGGGTCGTTCGGGGGATCCTTTGGAGCGGGCGCGGCGGAAGGGCCAGTCGCGGCCTTGTAATCCTTGAAGAGCTCGATCACCTGCTCGGTGCTTCCGCCGTCCAGCACGCCGCGAGCGGCGATTTGCGCGTAGCTGGGCATGGCCTTGAGCCATGCCTCAAACTCCGCGCTCTGGGCGATGGAATCCACGTCGGGGTGCGCCGTATAGATGGCGTTCGAGTGCACTTCTTCGGCTGAGGCCTGGCGGTGCTGACGCAGGGGGGCCAGCTCGCGCTCGACCTCAGCCTGCAGTTCCGCCTTCAGCTCTGCCTTGAGCTGCTCGCGGGTGGCCGCGTGCAGCTTCAGCATCCCGGCGCGAAGCCCTTCTTCCGAGTAGTCGCCGAACAGCTCCGGGTCCGCGCCAGCCTCGATGGCCGCGCCTGCCTGCGCCGCCAGCTTGTCCGTCTCGGTCGGGGCCTTGCCATCGGCAGCGCGTT